CCCACCGACATCCCTCATTTGGAGATGAAGATGTTGTTGATGCGGATTCGTCAGAGCTCCCCGTGGAGGGTAGTAGCTTAGGCGACCGCGGCAAACAACACTTTCATTAAGAAAGACGCGCTCCTTGTGAGTTGTAGCGTGTCTTTCTAGCCCTTGGAGGAGCTCCTTTAGTTGTAGCTTATCCAAGGACCGTTTCCGTCCTTTTCCTTTGAAATTACGGTGCGTGTGTATATTAGCAAAAGTAATTTGAACTTGTTTGTTCCATTATGTCTTCTTCTGCTGGTGCCGAAAGTATAGTACTCATTGACAAAGACGGAAATTCTTCCATTGTCGACGACGTGTTCGACTCCCTCGACGGACTTTCAATATTTAAGCAAGATCCTTTGCCACCAATCTCTACTCAGCTTTCTGTGTTGGTCCAACACCGCATTACTTTCCAAGAAAAATTTGGAAGGACTCGAGCGAAGTTTGTGGCTGCTTTTAAGAAGGCGTTCCCTACTGCAATCTTTGCTGCTGATGTGAATGAGTTGTGGACTGCAGTTCATAAGACAGACTCAGTTTTCAACCTTAGCGTCATCCAAGTGTACTGCAACTTTGTGTCACAACACGGTTACGTCTCTGAGTTCCACAGGTGTGAAGTTCAAAATTCAATCGTGCCATTATGAACGCTGCCTTGCTGTCTGCTTTAGCTGGAAAGGCATCCGCTAATCAAGTGACAGCTCCACGTGGCATCGGGAGTGCAAAAGTTACAGCCGACGCGCAGAAACAAATGCAGCAACAACAGCAGGAGTTTATGCGTGAACAGAGGGATTATGTGCCTGATCTTTATGGTGAACATGGTATACCTTTTATTCCTGGTTTGACTACGAATAGTTCCTCTCCTTTACCCCGCCATACCCAAGTTTTAGGTTCTCGAAATGTGACATCGTCTGTTCCTGGCTTAGCACCAGTGAAAGGAGCCCCTGTTTCCGGTGTTTCTGGCGCGATGGGTTTGCCCCTGTTGCGTTAATGTTTTCGTTTGTACTAACTTAAGTATGTGTTAAGGCTCTAGCGTCGGAGTACACGCCGACGTAAAAGGCTAGTGCGGGCTAGCCCCTCTTAAAGGAAATCGTGATGACTTGAAATGCATATCTTGTCTAGAGCCTGACTTATATTCGCAATGTAAATAGTTTTCCTTGTATAAGGCGAAAAGCGACCGGTTACTGAGTTGAGCAGGACTTAATGGCACGCGCGCTATGTATATTGTTATTGTGTTTAACGTAATATAACAATGTTATGTATTTACTGCGTAAGCAGATAATATTTGAACCTTATCTTAATGAGTGATTATATATTTTAACCTTTATGTATATGCTTGATCAGCTAAATCCCGATCACGCCTGCATATTCCCCTTCCGACCTCTCTGTAA